GATAACTGATCTGGCCAAACTGGCCATAGACTATATCAACAAGCGTGTGAATCCAACGCACGCTGCCTACACAGGTGATTTTAGTGATCTAGTGCCAGGATTTATGGCTTGGCTACAACAAACACAAACACCACAAAAGGTCAGCAACATAGCACAATACCTGCGTAGTCCTACCAGCAATGAACAAGCATTAGCTGCTGCATTCTTGTTGTTTGAAATGTTACATGATTTAAAACTGGATCTATTAGGGCAGCTAGATGCACAAGTACCAGGCAATGAAGGATGGGTGTTTGCTACCCCTGCAGGCTATGGCAAAGCTGTGAATAGGTTTGATTTTACTGCTAGAAACAAACAACGAAACAATCCGTCAACAGGGTAATTTTTTGCCAATTTCATAAATAAGAGTAGGGCAAAAGCCCACTTTTTAGGAGATTTTAAAATGGCAGTATTTACACAAACAAACGGTACCACACAACCAGTGTTCAACATGGACACGGCCAATGGTAACATCCAGGGCACAGCTAACATCGCTGCAACTGGATCGGTCAACTTCCAAGGCCCCAAGCTGGATTTCTTCAGCGTGGTAGCAAATGGTGCGTTAACCTCATCGGCAAACGTCAATGGCTACATCAACAACCTGTTGCAAGCCATCCAGACCAAGAGCACAGTGGCAATGTATCAGGTCAGCCCAGCGGCACCTACAATTCTTAACTTGGCGATCTATCCAACAGGTGCTTACACCGCTGCAACATTGTTGGCCACTGCTAATACCAGTGCCACAGTGGCGTCCGGTGGTCAGAATCTGCAATTGACCAGTGCAGCCGGTAACGCCGCGTTCGTCACAGCCGCAACCAACTTTGCTCCAGTCTAATTTCGGACAGTAGTAAAAATCAAGGCCCTGGTTTATTTCCAGGGCTTTTTTTTGGCCGTAAATACGCCATGACCCTGAGTATTCGTGTAACAACTGATTTTGATTGTAGGCCCACAGACATAACTGGGCACTTTCGCCCCAACATCTTGCCCATCACCGACCAACAAGGGCAGGCAGTGACCAATCAGACCACATGGTTGCGAAGCAGGAATCAACAACGCAACTGGGAAACCATAATGCAATTGATCAGCCTTTATACACAACCTTTGCGTGTGAGTCGTGTTCGAGTAGAAAATCTTCGCTGGCAGTTTGATTTTGACACTGACACCGAAGATGTTTTTAAACTCAACAATGATTCAGTGGGTAGATTACGCCAAGCCTGTAATGGTGTACCCATAATCAACTACGTAGAACAGGAATTGACTACATTATTACGTCCTGATGTGAACATTTGGTTTGAGCCATTAGACAATAAATAACTCATGGACACAACAGACATTGAAAAGAAAAGCCTAGAAGCTCACGTTGAACTGTGCGCCGAACGCTATCGCAACCTTGAGCTGCAATTAGCATCAGCTAATAGTAGCATCAGCAGTTTAAAAACCATGGTGACAGAAGTACACGAAATGGTACACAAGATGGGCGCCAAACGCAATGATCAATTGATGGGGTGGGGTATTGGAATAATTGGATTCCTTGTGGCCACAGTGGGTTGGCTAATATCAAACTACGTTTTAAAATGAAACACAGTCGTAAACTGGCTGCATTGGCCGAACGTGAGTTGCCAAAGATCCTGAATCAGGTTATAATAGAGGACGGAGAAAAGTACCGTGCTTTTGGCAAATACACAATACTTCCAATACCCGACGGATTTCAGGTCTGTCTACGAGACGACGACATAGGCATATTTTCAACTACCAAATCTGCTTTAGCTTGGTGCATTGCAGACAATTTAAACCATCTTAATTTGGCTAGACAAATACAACAACTAGACCAATCTATAACACGATTACGTAATGACATATATGTACGTCGCGGGCAAGCTGATCGCAGCGCAGGGCATGTTTGGGAAAACTTGATCAACAAAACAAGTGCTCGCCAACAACAAAGCCAGATCCTGGAAAAAGAACTAGCGAAATGTATAAATTTGGCTAAATACTGGCAACTACGAGGAAACTCAGATGAAACTAAACGAACTGGCCGTAACACGCCCTACACAACAAATCGCTAAGGTATTTGAAAGTCATTTTGACCAACGCATACCATTTGATTCGATGAATCGCAATCAGCTGCACAGCATGTACCGTAAAGTACGTGGTACCCTGAATGAAGTACGTGCAACATCGGCTCGCCACAACAGCGAAAAGAATCCTGCGTATCTCAAGCTCATGATGATGGAACAAGCATTGGCTGAAAAAATCTACGAAGATGAAATGGCTGCTGCACCGGTCGCTGCTCCTGGAGTAAATCCTCAACAGGCTGCTGCCATGGCTGTGAAACAAAAAATGGATCAGAAGAAACAAATTGAAACTGATCTTACTGCTGCTAAAAAACAAGTAGTGGATCTTCAGAATCAACTCAACAGTGTGAATACCACTACCACAGTGCAAGAATGGCATCGCCGTGCTCGAGCCAATGGTTACTACCTTAGCGAAGGTGAAGTACAACAAGCTCAGGTGGTGTTGGCTGCACAAGACATGGTAGACAAGATGCAAAGCATGATTGAAGACAGCACCGAGATGCAGTTTAAAGAATTGCCAGCTCTAGTCGATTCGATCAAGAATCAACCAACGCTCGGAGAAGGTCCAGCAGCACAATTCAATAATGATGCACAAGCGGCTCTCAGCGGCCTGGTACAGAACTTGCAGGCTAGCAAGCAACAACTGGAACAAGCATTGGGTGTGGTCACTGGTCAAGCACCTACCCCTGGTGCAGACATGGGTATGACATCACCTGGCGGTGACATGGGACTAGCAGGCCCGCCGCCCGAAGGCGACATTGAAGTGGCACCAGAATTACCTGTGCCTGAAGAACCGGGTGCAGTGGCACCAGCAGCAGCCTTAGGCCGTGGGCGTAGATAATGCGAATCAATGAAGTAGAAGCCGACAACACAGCAGACAGACTTATGGCGTTAGCCCAGTTTGCTGCTGGTCGTGTTAAAGATACTTCTGCTATAAAGCAAATTCCAGTAGCAACATTTATTCAGCGAGCTCAAAGTCTGGGAATAGATATCAACCCAGATACCTTACAATCATTGGTTGGCCAACCCCCATTGGATGGTATATTCAACCCTATGGAACCCGACGCCACCATACTCACATTCAAAGGCAACGAAGAACCGGGTCCTGTGGCCATGCCAGTGAATCAAGCACAAGACATTGTGGCAGCAGCCGCACAATCCGCACTGAACAAAAATCGCGGCGTTTAACTCTGCATTGTTGACAAAGTTGGGTAAATACCTTACAATATTATTGTAAGGAAAACTCATGGCATATTCAACACAATTGATTGATCATTATGAAAACCCACGGAATGTAGGTTCGTTCTCCAAGGACGACACTGACATTGGCACAGGCATGGTTGGAGCACCTGCTTGCGGTGATGTGATGAAACTTCAGATCAAGGTAAAAGATGGAATCATCACAGATGCCCGATTTAAAACTTACGGATGCGGAAGCGCGATTGCGTCAAGTTCGCTGGTTACTGAATGGGTCAAAGGACGGACACTTGCCCAAGCGGCAACGATTACGAATAGTGAAATTGCTAGCGAGCTTGCCCTCCCCCCAGTTAAAATTCATTGTTCAATACTTGCAGAAGATGCGATCAAAGCCGCGGTAGCAGATTATCAACAACGACATTAACATGCGATTGATAAATTTTGCTGATCCTATCGACAATAATATCAGTGGTACGTTTTTATCTAGACAGCAATTGTTGTACAATCCAGACAGCAAAGAATACTGGGTGAATTTGACTAAAGATCACAGTGAATCTTTAATTAACAGTTTAATAGATAAAAATGCTGAACTGATTGTATTTTTTGATATTTTTCATGCGAGCAGTATGTTATCCACTAATTGGGTCAACACAATTAGAAAAACATCAGAAAAATGTCCAACCCAATGGATCACATTAAACAAACTTAAGATTACTAATTTACCATCGGTTCATTATGATTTCATGTGGAATAGATGCAAGTCCATACATCTCAACGGTCCATGGCAATTTAAATGGAAAAACAACGGAATCCCATGCGGGCATCACGCATTACAGTGGCAACCTCGATCACATCAATATTTGGCACCAGTGAGCAATTATTCCTTGCTCAATAGTCCATTTAATAGAATAGACTTACTGAATTTTTTAAAACAATATTCTGGATTTTATAGTAATAAAAGTGAAAACAAATATTTAGAAACTGATTCACCCAACGATGATGGTATCGGTCACAGACAAAATGTACCAGTGGCCAGACACTATTATGATAACAGTTATGTAAGTTGTCAAATTGAAAGTCAATGTCTTACCGGCGGCGGTATTGTGATCAGTGAAAAGACTTACGATCATATGATCCAAGGTAGACTGGTTCTGAATTTTGGGCCACAAAATTATTATCAAACACTTCGACAAGACGGGTGGAAACTGTGGGATGGCATAGATTTATCTTGGGATTCAATTGCCAATGATTCTACCAGATGGTGCAAATATCTTGAGTGTTTGAAAAATTTATTTGATTTAAACATGGTAGATCTACATGATATTTTCCTCTTGAACAAACCCAATCTAGAACACAATTGGCAACAACTTTATGATCGGTCCTATGATTTCATTGACTGAAACTGCTGCTCGAAAAATAACTCAAACTATCCAACGTCGTGGTCGCGGAATTGGTATCCGTGTGGGAGTCAAAACAACAGGTTGCTCTGGGCTTGCTTATGTGTTAGAATACGTAGACACTATACAATCGGAAGATATCTGTATCGATTGCAACAACTGTAAATTGTTTGTTGATCCCAAAAGCTGTGCATATCTGCAAGGACTCGAAGTAGACTACACTAGACAAGGGCTCAATGAAGGATTTCAGTTCAACAACCCAAATGAACGTGATCGCTGCGGTTGCGGAGAAAGTTTTAGAGTTTAACTTGTACAATCCAAAATTTAATTATCAACCCATACCTACAGTCACCATAGAA